AGACCTTGATCCAGTTTATGAAAAGGTTGAAGAAGTTAGTCTAAATGGTATTTTTGACCTACCTCAAAGACAGTTTGTGGCTAAACTAAAGCAGTTACCTGCTAGTGTAAAGTCTTCTGTTCAAAACATGGCTTATTCTATGATTCAGGATAAAACTCTATATGACCTACGTAAAATCGAGGCAATAGATCAGATTCTTGGTACTGAATTAAAAATGATGATTTAATGATAGGAGGTACTTAAATGGCGACCTCTTATGAAGAAATTTACAATTTAGCCGCCAATAAAATTACGGACCCAGAGATTGCGCTTTTATTACCAGAAGACATAGTAAAAGCACATGATGAAGGATTGATTCATTTCCATGATGCTGATTATTTCTCTCAACATATGCATAACTGTGATTTAGTAAATCTAGAAGATATGTTACAAAATGGAACAGTTATTTCAGAAACAATGATTGAAAAACCAAAGAGTTTTTCTACTGCATGTAATGTAGCTACTCAAATTATTGCTCAAGTAGCAAGTTCTCAATATGGGGGACAAAGTATTACATTATCTCATTTAGCACCATTTGTTGATGTAAGTAGACAAAAGTTTAGAAAAGAAGTTAAAGAAGAATTTGAAACTATTGGTTTAGAATTAGATGATGAAAAAATCAATGCTTTAGCTGAAGAACGTTTGAAAAAAGAAATTACTAAAGGGGTACAAACAATTCAATATCAAGTTGTTACTTTAATGACAACAAATGGACAAGCACCATTTATTACTGTCTTCATGTATTTAAATGAAGTACCTGAAGGACGTTTAAGAGATGACCTTGCTATGATTATTGAAGAAACACTTAAACAAAGAATGAAAGGTGTTAAAAATGAAAAAGGTGTTTATATTACACCAGCATTCCCTAAATTAATCTATGCTTTACAAGAAAACAATACTGAACCTAATAGTCAATATTATTATTTAACAGAACTTGCTGCAAGATGTTCAGCAAAACGTTTAGTTCCTGATTATATTTCTGAAAAAGTAATGAAAGAATTAAAAGTTGATCAAAATGGAAATGGTCAATGTTACCCATCAATGGGATGTAGATCTTTTTTAACACCATATATTGATGAAAATGGTAAACCAAAATATTATGGACGATTTAATCAGGGTGTTGTGACAATCAACTTAGTTGATGTGGCTTGTTCATCAAAAAGAGATATGAACAAATTCTGGCAAATATTTGATGAAAGATTAGAATTATGTTATAGAGCTTTAATGTGTAGACATGAACGTTTAAAAGGAACACCTAGTGATGTAGCTCCTATTTTATGGCAACATGGAGCATTGGCTCGTCTTAAAAAAGGTGAAACAATTGATAAATTATTATACGGTGGGTATTCAACAATTTCTCTTGGATATGCTGGATTATATGAATGTGTTAAATATATGACAGGTAAATCACATACAGATCCAAGTGCAACACCATTTGCTATTGAAGTGATGCAACATTTAAATGATGCATGTACAAAATGGAAAGAAAAAGAAAATATTGATTTCTCACTTTATGGAACACCTATGGAATCCACTACTTATAAGTTTGCAAAATGTTTACAAAAACGTTTTGGTAAAATTGAAGGTGTTACAGATAAAAACTATATTACAAACAGTTATCATATCCATGTAACAGAACATATTAACGCCTTTGATAAATTAACATTTGAATCTCAATTCCAAAAATTATCACCAGGTGGAGCTATTTCTTATGTAGAGGTTCCAGATATGCAAGATAATATTGATGCGGTATTAGCAGTTATGAAACATATTTATAATAATATTATGTATGCTGAATTAAATACTAAGAGTGATTATTGTCAGAAATGTGGATGGAGCAAAGAAATCAAGCTTATTGATGAAGGTGGTAAGTTGATTTGGGAGTGTCCTAATTGTGGTAATAGAGATGTAAGAACTATGGATATTACTCGTAGAACTTGTGGATACAAAGGTACGGCACGTAATGGATGGAATCAAGGTAGACTTGGTGATATTCATGATAGAGTACCACATCTTGACGACATTGAGGAGGAATAATATGAGATATTCAAGTATGCGTAACCTTGATATTTCAAATGGAGAGGGAGTAGGAGTCTCCCTCTTCGTTCAAGGTTGTCCATTTCACTGTTTTGGTTGTTTTAATTCTGATACATGGGACTTTAATGGCGGTAAGGAATGGACAGAAAAAACAAAAGACAAATTCATAAAACTTATTGATAGATCATATATTAAGCGAATATCTTTCCTTGGTGGTGAGTGTTTAGCTGAACAGAATCTCGATGAAATCTTATCTCTAATCAAACTAATCCGTAATTCTTTTCCTGAGAAAACTATCTGGTTGTATACAGGATATAATTTTTATCTTTTAAATTCCAAATATAATGAATATAAATATACTCCATTTGCAGCAAATGCAGATGAGTGGCTTACACGATGGGAGATAATTTCCAATGTAGATGTACTCGTTGATGGAGAATATATAGATGAGCAGAAAGACCTATCATTAAAATTCAGAGGTTCAAAAAACCAACGAGTGATTGATATAAAGCAATCTCTCGCTCAGAACAAATTGGTTTTATATTGTAATTAATTTAAGTAAGGAATAATTATGAATAATAAAGAAGCGTTAGAAAAATTAAAAGCATATCTTAAATGCCAGAAAAGACAGGTTAAGGGTATTCATGAAGATTGTAATAATAAGAAGTGTGACAACTGCGATTTATGTTATATACAAGGAACTACAGGTGAACATATTGAAGCTATTGAATCAGCAATACAGTCACTTGAAAGCCATAAAAGAATTATAAAAAGATTAAAAAAAGAGTTAAAGCTTGCCGAAGATGTAGAGGAAAGAGCTGTTAAAGAAAATCCTTTTCAGTTTGATCGTATTAAAGGATATGCAGCAGGTATTTATAATGCCTTAGAATTTGTAAAAAATGGTGGTAAGGAAGAATAATGAACAAAACAGATATTCAAAAAGGTAAAATGGTCTATTATGCTCGAATGCTTAAGCCAGTAGGAATATATGAAGTATGTGACCTATATGTAAGGACAGTTAGAGATGATTACTTCGTTGGGACAGATAAGCGTGATAAACATGCTTATCTATTTTCTTACAATAAATTGGATAAAACAATATTTAGATACTGTTTTGGAAGCAGAAAAGAACGCTCCTAAAATAAGTGATGAACAAGAATATGAGGAGTATTAATAAGAGAGGTGAACAACTATAGGATATTTATACGATAAGTTTAAAGGAAAATATAGAATCTTATGTCCTGTAAATAAAGATACAAACGATTTTAATCGTAAGCTCAATGGCACATTAGAAGATATTGATTGTTATATATCTTGTCAATATGGTAACAAGGTATTCTATTATGGACATAATACTTTACAAGCATATATTCCTTCTTTAATAAGAGGACATAATATTATTAAAACAATTCAGCAATCTGAACCGTCTCTTATATTTGATATTGAAGAAACGGATTCTGAAATTTTATTTAAGTTCAAATATGTCAATTCAGACAAGGTTATTCCTTTACTAAAACCAAGAACAAGTGGTGCGTCTATAAGCCCATTTTCACCAAAGAATTTACCCCGAAATAAAGACTTTAAAATCCCAGATGATAAATTGACACAGTACAAAGAAATCGTGTCTAAAATTCCTCCTGAGAAGCTTTTAACCCTAAGTAGAATGACACATTCTTATTTACAAACTTTGGTTACAAAGAAGACTCCGTGGGAGAATATTAAAGCAGATATGAGACTCAAATGTGTCAAAGGTAAGGAATATATCTACATGATTGACAAATGGGATGAATATCTCAAATATCTTGAAAATGAAATTAAGGAGATGTAGCGATGAGTGAAGTAAGAAGAATTAAAGTTAATAAATCTGTAACTAAAAATAAGTTGCTTGATTACGGATTTAGGTACAAGGAAAATGGTGATTATAGATTATATGTTCCTGTATATAAATGGAACGATAAAACAACCATATATGCGTATTTCTATGTAAATATGGAAGAAAATATTTTTACTTATGATATTCAGTCAGAAGGTTCTACATATTATCCATATTACAATGAAACAAATAGTGAAGTAAATAGGGGAATAACAGAGAATATTAACACAGAAATAATAAAACTAATCAAGAAAGGAATTTTAAAAACGTATGAAAATAATTAATATTAAGAAAACAGACGAGAATGCAAAGATTCCTACATATGGTAGTGTATATGCAGCAGGTGCAGACTTATATGCAGTAATACATAACGAAGAAAATAAGGTAGAGATTCTTCCTGGTGAAACAGCTTTTATTGATACAGGAATTGTAATGGAAATACCTAATGGATATGTCGGTCTTGTTTATGCTAGAAGTGGTTTATCTTGCAAGCAGGGATTAGCTCCTGCCAATAAGGTCGGGGTGATCGATTCAGATTATCGAGGAAATATCATGGTTGCACTGTATAATCAGAGCAACGAAGTAAGAACGGTATCTGAAGGTGATAGAATTGCACAGATTATTATTCAGCCAGTAGAACAGTTTGGATTTAAGGTGAAAGAAAATCTCAGTGATACAATTAGAGGAAATGGTGGCTTCGGTAGTTCAGGAAAGGCATAAGTATGGAGAATAAAGAAAAATTATTATACACAGTTAAAGAAGCAGCTCAATTACTTGGGGTGAATGTACATGTGATATATGACCTTATTAAAAAGGGATTATTACCAGGACTAAAACTTGGTAGCCTAAAAATAAGAAAAGAATCTCTTGAAGAATTTACTCAAAAATATGAAGGCATGGATATGTCTGACCTTGATAATATAAAAGAATTAAATGTTGTGTAATTAAAGCAGGAATGGTATAGTTAATACTGTTCCTGCTTATTTTCTATGTAGACTTCTATAACACAATAAAAGTCTACGAAAAGTCTACACGAGAATAAAATATTAATATTCATTAATAAGCATAATATAACACAAAATAACACACACCATATCGTGTTAAGCCTTAATTTATCAGCATTCCAGAACATAATATAACATAATAAATTAAGAAAAAATAATAGAAGCTAGGAATGGGTAATAACCCTATGGTTGGTGCTACTGTAGCTGTTGCTGTTTCCATTGAGGAAGCTGCTAAGAACGGTAAATTCTAAGTTTTACGATTTTGATATGTGTACAATTTTAATGTGTACACATTGAAAAAAGGCATTTGTACACATTTTGTACACATTAGGATTTAATGTGTACAATGAGATGTGTGTACAGATGCCTTTTTATTATAGTGTATTTAATATGTCCTTGTTGCGCTCACGCATGGTTTCTGTGACATGGGCGTATATATCAAGAGTGGTTGCTACATTTTTATGTCCCAGACGCTCTTGTACATATTTAACATCAGCTCCTTTGGCAAGTAAATTAGAAGCGTGTGTGTGCCGGAGAGAATGAAAATCAAGCTCAGTGAAGCCAAGCTTGTGATGAATAACATTAAAACAGTGCATCATGGTTCTTGGCTGAATCCATGAGCCATCATCTCTTACAAGCACCATATGTATTGATTCGCCAGCCGGTTCATAAGTAAGTCTCTTAGAGTCATCCTCAAGTGTTTCACAGTAGATATAATTGTAGTATTCATTATAGTACTGTTCACATTCCTTTTCATGTTCGTACAGTCTTTTAAGTTCTGAAAGTGTTATATCATCAAGTTCTATGGTACGAAATGAATCATATTTAGGATTTTCCAGATACCATTTATCATTATGGTTCTGTACCTGTCTGTTAACGCTCAATATTCCTTTAGCAAAGTCTATATCATTCCACATAAGACCAAATATCTCACCCAGACGCATACCGCACCTATAAGCGAGCAGGAGCGGCATGTGATATATATGGCCCTGTGCAAATGTTTTAAAGACAGTATCAAGCTGTTCATCAGTCCATACAACTCTTACTTTCTTTTTTGTTTTAACCTCTGCCTTTGCTCTTGGAAGCGGAAGAGAAATAGTAGCAGAAGGATCATCATTAATAAATCTTGCAGTAGTCTTTGCATAGGCAAATGACTTGGTAAGAATACCCTTAACATTGCCGAGAGAGTTTCTTGACATTCCGGTATTAAAAAGATTGTTTATAAGCTCCTGGAGAAGGCTTGGCTCTATGTCTTTAAGATAATACGAACCAATAGCCGGCTTTATATATAAATCAATTTTCTTTTTATAAGTTGATGCTGTATTAGCCTTTAGATTAACCTTGCAGTAATTATCAATCCAGTAATCCATGTAATCAGATACAGAGATATTAGATGGAGTGAAGCTCTTGCCAGTCTGTTTATATTGTGTGTATGCTGCCATACCGGCTTCATATGCCTCAGATTGGTTCTTAAATCCGCTCTTGGTAATCCACTTCCTTTTGCTATCTACAGGGGCAGATTCAAAACGATAGGCCCATAGATTGCCACGCTTATATGTAAGGACCTTAGATATTTTCTTTTTCATATTAATCATTCCTTTCTGTTTTTGGGGAAGTTGCACTGGTGCAACAGTAAAAATGGGTATAAAAAATACACCTACTTGCAAAAGCGGTGTTTCAAATGATATAATATGGCTTGTCTAGGGCGATTATATCATTGAGCAAAGCTTAATTGTAAGTCGCGGGTAAAAGCTCTTGTGTTGGTGGCATAGGGGCTTTTATTTTGTATGAAAATGTAAAAAAATAGCGATGAAAAACTGTTGACACCTAGTTACAATAATTGTATTATATTAACACAGTTTCAACACTTGGACTTCAAACTATAATAGATTATTCTAACGGTTGAAGGTCCATTTAACTGGGAAAGCAAATAGAACATATATAAATGTTCTTATATATTGACTAAGGTTTAGCTAGTGATGTTTTTGGTGTGTACCAAAAAAGGTTCACTAGCTATTCTTTTATATTTTATATGGACCATTTTCCCAGAAATCCAAACACATTACACATCTTTTAAAATAAGTGTTGGAAAATAATTCATCTGAAGCTGTGTCAAAAAGTCTTTTACATAATTCACGAAGTTTAGGTATATCAAGGATTTGTAAATTAGCCAACATAATAGCGGGTACTTTTCTTGTATCAGTTATTTTATCTAAAGCCTTTTGAAGTTCATCATAGTTTGCATATTTTGGAATATTAACCAAAGCCTTTTTTATTGATGATCCTAAAATTGCATCAATTGAGTTGTGCTTTTTAACATAGGTCTCTAAGTGAGAACCAGAAATAAGTTTAAAGTTTGCAGCTTTTATATATTTAAATACTGGAAGAAGCTGGGTATATGGAATTGATTTATAACGCTCAATGCACATTTCTTCGGCAGAAAAATGCTTGTTATCATAAACTATATCCTCAAATATAAGATTTTTATCTACAAGTCCGTATCCATATTTATTAAGGATATTTTCACGATATCCAACAGCAATAGCTAAAGGCTTAGAGGATAAATCAATTTTATCAAGTTCATCTAATCCAACAATTATTGATTCGGCATTAGATGATGCTATATTCTCATCTACGATTTTTCGCACAATTCTTTTTGTATCACGAATTCTTATAGGTGATATGCCTGGTATAATTTTGTTGAGAGTTTCATAAACTTTTAAAAAGTTATCAGTTTGGATTTCTGTAACTGGAATCTTCTTCCCGCTTGATGTATATATTGTATTTTTGGTTTCAACAAGCTTGCGTTCGCCTTTTTTAAAAGAGATAAAAACAAAGTGTTCATCTATGTTTATTAGCTGTTCCTCAGTTAAGCAGGATAAAAAATCAGTTACGATACTTCTTACATTCTCATCTGTAAATGAATATCCCAAGAAAATGATAGGAGATTCAGAAAAGAGGGTAAGCATTTTTGCAATTACAAGTTTTCGTGAATCTGCAAAGTCGTTATAATCATTTTCTGTGATAACAATTGAATTAGCATCTGTAACACAACCATGTATTTTATATATTTCTGCGGAATTATAACTATCAGCAGAAAACAATTCATATTGATGTGTAAAAACAGTGAAGTCAGAATTGAATATTTCTTTTTCTATAAACTGATCGTAATTAGTTGTAATTACGGCTGAAATTTTGTTTCGTAAATTTTTAAAACTCTCTTTTTCTTTGGTTAAATAAGCTGCATCTTTGAGAGGAAGTTTTTTAAAAAGGTTAGACAAATACATTTTATAAGGCGACACACCTCTTTTTACCCACGCAGGATTTTTTGACTTAACAAAATTTAAGGACAATTTTCTATCGAAAAAGGCTTCGTTAAAACCATTTTCTATTAGAGTCCCCATCTTAGCCATTATTTCAAAATCGGTAAAATTATCTCTTTTAAAACGGTCAATATGTTTTTGATATTGATAGGAATCGTTATTATACATATTAAATGATTTGCGTAGTAAAGCATCCCAATCAGGATATCCCTGCAGATATCGTCTAGAAATGCCAGAACCTATAAATAGAACCGGCATTTTGTTACTGCTAACAATTTTTTCTAGTGTGTTCATTGCGTAACCTCCTCATTTTATAATTGATTATTTACTTTTTGTATCATCACAAGCTAAAAGTCTCTTTACAAAAGCTAATACATAACCAATCTTGTAATCAGGAACTTTTTCAATTAATTGTAATAACTGTTCTTTTTCACTCATATTAATACCTCAATATACTATTGTCTCATTTTCAAACTTTCTCTATACTATTCTGCATCTGGGATATCACATTCTTAATCCCCAGTTACTAGCAGACAATCTATTATATTGATATTGTGTTAATCTTATCGGAAGAGAGTTATATGCTTGGATTATTTGCTGATAATTAAAGCATGGACACAAACAATAAACAGAAGCATATGAGTCAATCCTCTTTTTTAGTTCCATTTGATTCAAAATATAATTATTTCCTACTCTTCGGTAGAATGACCACCAAGGATTATTAGCTGCACTTACTTGTAATCTGTGACAACCAAAAGGATTTTCGGTCATATAACTAGCACCATAACAAAAATGTGGGTCACCACTACGGCATTTATCACCATAACAATAATTCAACTTACCTATTATCTTTCTGTCAATGACTTTCCCGTTTATTATAGTAAAACTGGATTTCCATGTGCTAACCAATTCATATAAGCTTATAAAAGCGAGATATTCTTGTGGAGCACTCGAGTATATAGCCTGATGAAGAATGATTCCATTATCCGTTTGAGTATGATATTGCGGAGCCTGCTTGGCAAGAGTGACAGCTTTCATGTAATTTTCCGAAGAGGATTTTCCAAAGCAGATTGATATATACCAATCTGGGAAAACTATGTGAGCATCTTTTGTTTGCGGTGCATCCAAATTATTTGATATTGATGAAGAGCAGTCTGTTTTATCAGAATATGAAGGCGAATATTCTGTAGGCTCATTAATGGGTTGCTGTGATATTGTTGAATAATTCAAGTTGGCAACAAAATTTTTAATATCTTTTTGGACAGAAGGTATATTATATTGCATAACTAATGTATTATATATCTTTAATAGGTTGTTATCAGAAGAAGAAAAAACTATAAAAGAATTATCAATAAATTCTATAACGATGTATTTTAAAGAGAGAAATACATTATTTATTTCATGAGTAGAATAAATATATTTGTTTCCACCAAAGAAATCTATAAACAATTTATCTTCAAACATTCCAACATTACAAGTTATTTGGCGTTCATACTGAAGACCATTTATGTATGAGAGTGTAATATAAAATTTATTGTTAGTTAAAAATTTTGCAGCCTTTTTTAAAGATTTTAGCTCTTTCTTATCTATAAGCATATAAAGCATTCTCCCCCTTTTTAATGCTTAATTTATGTTGTGTGCATATATTTCAATCATATCAACATCTTTGCACTGTCTGTCATAATCTCCATTTTCAATGTGTGTTAATTCATGATGATATGATTTAAGATGTTGTTCTCGGTTTAGCCGAGAATTAAGCACGATTGTAAAAGAATCATCATTATTATTAACAGTGTATGCCTTTATTGTAGGAGGCATATCTGCGTAAATAACATTAGTAGTAATATTAATCATCCCCTTTATTTGACATTCTATCTATCATCTGCTTAACAAAGTCGATATCTTCTTTCTTGACCTTGCGAGAAGCGTCAAAGAGAACTTTGTATTCAGGATTCTCATACATAAACTGAGCCATATCTCTGGCATCATCATCAAGGTAATACCTATCGGGAATAACCTCAGTAGTAGGTTTTTTACCTAGTAAATAGTTCATATCAACATTAAATGTATCAGCAATTAGTTCCAAAGTTTCAAAATTTGGTTCTCTTTCGCCATTTTCATACATTCCAATAGCGCTTCTGGATACACCAAGTTTATCAGCCATTTGCTGTTGAGTAAGTCCACTTTGTTCTCTTATTTTTCTGAATATGTTAGGAAAATCACCCATATAATTCAACTCCTTATGTTACTTTAAATATATAATAACACGAATTGTGGAAAAATCAAGAAAAAATTCCACAAAATGTGTTGACACGATATGTGACAAGTGATATATTACAGTTGAGCCACAAAGTGTGGCATGAAAGGAGTGATAATTTGCAACCCAAGGAAATAGGCAACAGGTTAACAGTGTTAAGAGGAAATAAGCCACAGAGTGAAGTTGCGAAAGCAATAGGCATAAGTGATTCGGCTTTGTCTATGTATGAATGTGGCGAAAGAATCCCAAGAGATTCTATAAAGATTAAACTGGCACAGTATTATGGAAAGTCGGTTCAGTCTATTTTTTTTGATTAATAATGACACGATATGTGACATTATCTATTCGAGGAGGTGAGAAGATGAAGATATCAAAAATAGACCAGAAGCTGATTGATATAGTAATGAAATATGAATATATAATGTGGGACCATAAAGGGTTGATACTTTTAATAATATGCTGGATATATCTGTTCTGGGTTGGAACATTTGGCTGCAGTTCAGAGATAGGAATTGTATTCACTTTTATAGCGTTAATCATAATGTTTATATGCATTATATGCCCATCAATCTTTGTGTAATAAATGTTACAGCTATAAGCAAAGTGATAGCAAAACAAAGGCCTATAAGCAACAAGAAAATGTATAAAAACACATAAATGAAAAAGAGAAACTTTGTTTCATATTGATGTCTGTTTAGACGGTATGACATAGAATGCACCCTTAAACCTAGAATAAAGCTGGAAGAGTTATATTCGAAATAGATCCAATGACATAACTTGTTGAAATTATATTGATTGCAATCTTCTTTCAGGTAGAAAGTACATTCGTTTATTCGAGAACCAGCAAACACAGCATTTTGCTCGATAAAGTCAACAATATCAGCTATAGGTGCCTTTGAATAATCGGTGAACAGATATGGCTCTATAAGCTGAAATAGTGGAAAGATAAGTTTATCATAACGGGCCTTGATGTTGGAGTATTTAGGGGTTCTCCAAAATATGTACAAAGACGCAAAAACAGACAGCGAAACGGAAATTGATTCAATCATTTGGAAATTTACACTCATGGTAAGATACCTCTTTTATATTTACTCGGCTACGGCAATAGCCTGTAAGGAAAGTATAGGAGATAGGAGAAGATAAGGCAAGGGAGTGAACATAATGATTATAAGAACAGAATACGCTAACTTCGGAAAACCAGAGGACTTACTGAGGTATATGCAGGAAGAAAATATTGAAGCAGTAACAGTAGAGTCGGAATACTGGGGTGCAAAGCTTGCTCCTATGAGGATGACACAGAAAGATGTAGAAGACTGGGTGAAAATGAAGGAGGATTAAATGAATTATACAGCAGTAGCGATAACAGCAATTATCTGCATAACAATATTGGTATTATGCCATGAACCTAAGAGGAAATAGATTAAGGAAAGGAGCAGGCTTATGAAGATAGCAACAATAAAGAGGGAGCCGGAGGATATGGTGTATACAGTGGAGGAAGTGGCAACAATCATGCGAGCTTCTAAACAGTATGTTTATACACTTATCAACGCAAATCAGATAAGGGTGCTTAAAATCCCTCATACAAGAATAAGAAAGTCAGAGCTTGAAAGATTCTTTAGGGATAACGAGGGAAAGGATTTAACGAATCCGAATGAACCAAAGGATATTGTAATTTAGGAAAGGAGGATAATATGCGGCGTGTAGGTTTAATAATATCTTACAACAAGAGAATTAATGAGAATCTTAGGAATGGTAACACGGAGCTGGCTGCCAGATGGTACACAAGGCTGAGATTGTTGGAGATATTCAGCTTTGTGCCGGAAGGTACATACAGACTTCCAACTATATAAAAAGAGCTGCAGTGAGGCAACACCGCAACTCAGATAATAACTCAATGATAGTGTAGACCATTTTGGAGTAAAAAGCAATGTGGAATTATGAATGTAGTTACTGTGGTGCTCTTTTAGATCCTGGAGAAAAATGTGATTGCCAGGATAAGGAGGAAGAAAGACGCAGACAGTATATGGGTAATTTTAAGGAGTCCCGAAACGGGCAAATGGTATTTAATTTTGGAGGAAATAATGAGAACAACAAAGATTCAGATTCGAGACATACTGGGTATCAGGGAATTTAACATGAATGGTGAAAGCATAGAGCTTTCAGGCTCAAATGGTGTAGGTAAATCATCAGTACTTGATGCTATCAGATATGCATTAACTAATAAATCTGGGAGAGATGTAATTGTAAGACGCGGAGCTGTTGAAGGAGAAATTCTTATTGAGACGGATAGCGGATTATCTATTGATAGAAAGAGCCGTATTAATAGAGCGGATTACAAATCTATAAAGCAGAACGGGAGTGAAATAGGAAGCCCAGAAGCTTTTCTTAAGGAGATATTTACCCCTTTGCAGCTTAATCCAATAGAGTTTATGGCTATGGATAAGAAACAGCAGAATGCAATCATTTTGGATATGATTCAGTATGACTGGGATATGAGCACTATTAAGCAGTGGTTTGGAGAGATACCGTCATGGGTTAATTATGACCAGAATATTCTTGCAGTTCTTAATGACATTCAGAGTGAAAATGGAGAGTATTACCAGAACAGAAGGAATATAGACAGAGACAGAAGAAATAAGATAGCGTTTATAGAAGATATAGGCAGGACACTTCCAGAAGGTTATGACGCTGAGAAGTGGAGAAATGCATCTGCTGGAGATATCTATAGACAGATAGAAAGTATTCAGCGTGATAATCAGCTTGTGGAGCGTGCCAAGCAGGTAATTGAGAACAAGAACAATAAAATCCGTAAGTTTGAGGCAGATAGAGAGATTGAAAAAGCTGCTATTGAAAGAGAGTTCAGTTCTCGTGATAAGCAGATAACTGAGGATATTACAAGACTTGAAGGACAGATTGTAAGTTTAAGGCAGGAACAGAGCAGTCTTGCATCTAAGAAGGCAGACAAGCTTGCTATAGCAGATAAAACTTATGAAGCTTCTGTTGCTGAATATAACGCACAATGTGCTGAGTACAATGAGTATGCTGATAGAGATATAAGAGATACATCTGAACTTAGTAAACAGGCACAGGCTATTGAAGATATGAAAGCCCACATTAATGAGTATGACAGAATGGTAATGCTTCAGGATCAGGTAGATGAGTTGGCAGAGCAGTCACAGATTTTAACAGATAAGATTGAAAAAGCACGAACATTACCGGGCGAAATACTGGAGGAATGCAGTATACCAATTGAAGGACTTTCAGTTGAAAACGGAATACCTCTTATTAACGGACTTCCAATCAGTAATTTATCAGAGGGGGAAAAGCTGGATTTATGCATTGATGTAGCTTTGCAGAAGCCGAATGGAATACAGCTCCTGCTTATAGATGGTGTAGAGAAGCTTTCTACAACACTTAGAAATCAGCTTTATAAAAAATGCAAGGACAAGGGACTGCAGTTTATAGCAACAAGAACAACAGATGATACAGATTTAATAGTTGCAGAATTATAGGAGGGTTAATTAATGGACAGTATGATACCAATGGGACAGCAGATGGCTGTTCCTAAAACATCACAGACAGAGATGATGATAAGCAGACAGGCACAGGAAGTTCAGGGAGCAATAGTAATGGCCAAGAAGTTCCCAAGAGATGAATATGATGCAATGGAGAGAATCAAGAGAACATGCCAGAGAGCAACTTTAGCAGAGCAGGCTATATATTCTTATCCAAGAGGCGGACAGACTGTTATGGGACCATCTATAAGGCTTGCAGAAGCTCTTGCTCAGAACTGGGGTAATATTGATTACGGAGTTATTGAACTTGAACAGAAGAATGGTTCTTCAGAGATGATGGCTTATGCCTGGGATCTGGAATCAAATACAAGAGTTACCAAGATATTTACAGTAGAGCATAAGAGAGACACTAGGAAGGGTACATATCAGCTTACAGATAGCAGAGATATTTATGAGGCAACAGCTAATTTTGGTGCAAGACGAATGAGAGCCTGCATTCTTGGAGTTATACCAGGAGATGTTGTTGATATGGCTGTTGGAGAGTGTAAAGAAACTGTTAGAAAAGGAATAGGCAAGGAGCCTATTAATGAAAGAGTAACCAAGCTTATTAATGCATTTAAAGTTGAATTCAAAGTTACAAGAGAACAGATAGAAAAGTATGCGGAACGTAATTGTGCGGATTTCGGAGAAGATGAATTTATTAACCTAAAAGGAGTATATAAAGCCCTTAAGGATGGACAGGCTAAAGCGGAAGATTATTTCCCAGTAGAAGAGGAAGTTCCTAATCCTATGGGAGGTGCTTCAGAATGATATTGACAAGTGAAAATTATTACAGTACAGATGCGGACAGAGAATACTTAAGTGTATCTCAGTATAAAAATTTTATCGGCTCGCTTGGTCGTCCTGGTTGTGAAGCCTATGCAATGGCTAAACTCAATGAAGAATGGGTTGAGAATATGGAAGATTCAGATGCTCTTATGGTTGGTTCTTATGTTGATGCACATTTTGAGGGAACGCTTGATGTATTCAAGGCACAGCATCCATGTATGTTTAAGAAAGACGGTTCACTTATGTCTAAATATATTAAGGCCAATGAAATGATTAACAGATGTGAACGAGATGAGTTATTTATGGCATATATGAGCGGAGAAAAGCAGGTAATAATGACTGCTGATATGTTTGGCGCTAAATGGAAAATTAAGATTGACAGTTATATTAAGGATAAGTGCATTGTTGACCTTAAGACATGCCAGAGCATAACCAAGACATTCTATCATGCTGATGCAGGAAACATGAATTTTCTGCATGAGTGGGGATATTACCTTCAGGGAGCTGTATATCAGAAGGTTGTGGAAATTAATACAGGAAAGAAACTGCCATTCTTTATAGCAGCAGTATCAAAGGAGAAAGAGCCGGATATACAGGTTATAGCATGTGAACAGTCTCTTCTTGATGAAGCTCTTGCAGAAGTTGAGAACAATGTGCCTAAGATACTGGCATTAAAGAATAATGACATAGATCCTGTAAGGTGTGAACACTGTGATTACTGCAAGCATACAAAGATACTTAAAGCTCCTATCTGGTCAAGTGATTTGATTGGGGAGGTATAGAATGAAAAGTGTTTTAACTAAATATAACGGATTCTGTATCTTTTGTGGAAAGCCTACACAGACAGAACATCATCTGCTGTTCGGTATAGGAATCAGAGAACTTGCAGAAGAAGATGGAGTAAAGATACCTGTATGTGATGCTGAACATAATATGGCAGGTGGTACAAGGCAGATACATGATAACAGCATTGCTGAAAAGCTGAGTAAGATAGCAGGTCAGCTTGCATGGGAAAAAGAATATTATAGAAGTCTTTATGGGAATGAAGATGATCCTGCAAGAGAAGCTTTCAGAGAAAGATATGGAAGGTCTTATTTATAACTGCTGAATATATCACATTTTTTCGCACAGCAGAATAAAACCAGTCTCCCGGTTGCATACTTACCGGGAGGCGGAAAGGAGAAAGATGTTCTATACATTTACAATCAAAGGCACACTGCCGGGATTGAATGAATACCTTAAAGCGGAAAGATGTTTTCATAATGGACATTGTGACGGTAATGACATGAAACAGCAGTATCAGATGCTTATATCTAACGCAATAAGGCTTAAATTAAAGCGTACTCATATAAATAATCCAGTGAGGATTAAATATACCTTCTATGAGCCAAATAGAAAGCGTGACCTTGATAATATATCAGGTGTTGCACATAAGTTTATACAGGACGCACTTGTTAAGTGTAAGGTTCTGGATAATGATGGCTGGAACAATATAGTAGGTTTTGAAGACCACTTTTTCACAGACAAGCATAATCCACGAATAGAGGTGGTATTGGAAGAGGTGGTGCAGTGAGGACAGAACAGAGAATCGACTACATAAAACAACTGAACGGGTTTGAAAGGTGGCTCGAAAGTCATTACTTGCCAGGCTCAGCGCAGTTATTGTACTACAAATTACTTAGTATTAATAACATGGCTGGGTGGTGCGAGTGGATACAAGTAGATAACCAGCGAGTAATGTCTCGTTGTCAGATGTCAAGAGAGGCTACGTTAGTCGAGAACAGGAACAGATTAATAGATGCAGGTCTTATAGAATTCCAAAGAGGGAAGAAAGGGAGTCCTAATAAATATAAAATTTGTACTTTCAAATCCGTAGGACAAAGCGTAGGAGAAACCGTAGTACAAACCGAAGTACAATCCGTAGGACAAAGCGTAGGAGAAACCGTAGCCATATATAAACATAAACAAAAACAAAATAATATAGCGCCTGCGCGCGCAAAAAAATTTGCAAATTACGAACAGCGTCCGCCTAAGGACCCTGAATTTTATAATGCCCTGCTAGAGAACAACAGGGAGTAGGAGGATATATGATTGCAGAGATAATAAGCTTTATAGCCGGAGCAGCATTAGCAAGTGTTATTGTCGGATTCTGTAAAGCTGGAAAGGACAACTAATGACACAGGAAACATTGTTACAGATAGGCAGGCTGGGGCTTGCAATTGAAGATGGTGCGAATATGGTACTGGATATGTACCGCGTCAAGGAAGAGCTTACTGGAGAAGATTTGTTCAAGGGAGAGCCGAGTGAAGACAGAAGCCATTACGCAGGATATACAAGGCTGTACAAGCTCCCAGGCATGAAAGACATAGCAGATGATGCGGCTGAATATATCAAGAACCGCTTAAGTGAGGTAATTGAAGAACATTGTAAGTCTTTAGAAGTCTGTATTTCTGCATTAAGCGATGCAGTAACAGTAAAAGAGGACAAGCCGGATAGAAAGGCGAAGTCTCCCAGTAAAGAAGCGCAATGATGCTTTTGGGTTTTATTGTGCACAATGTGGTAAATATGTATCCACAATAACGGTAAGCAGAGAGACATGGGGCTACAAAAGAAATTGTAAATATTACTGCTCATATAAATGCATGAGGGCAGCAGAGAAATAAGAGTATCAGAAAGGAGCCTGGAACTCTGGCCAGAGTGATTCGTACGATGTTCCTTTCAGAAATGACATACAAAGAGTTTTTAGAAAGCAAGATAGAACTTGCACAGGATAGCGGATTTGAAGTAAATCCGACAGATATTAACAAAGCATTAAAGCCACATCAAAGGGATGCCGTAATATGGGCACTTAAAGGTGGAAGAAGAGCTTTGTTTGAAAGTTTTGGTTTAGGTAAAACCATACAGGAGATAGAATTCTGTAAACAGGTAATAGATCACGAGGGCGGAAGGGCTTTGATTGTTCTTCCACTTGGAGTAAAACAGGAATTTACACAGGACGCTGTGAATGTTCTTGGATATGATGCACCTGTTTATTGCAGAAGCATGGAAGAAGTAGAATCCTGTGACAGCAGTATTGTGCTTACCAACTATGAAAGAGTAAGAGACGGTGATATACGACCGGATTATTTTGTTGCGACATCGTTAGATGAAGCAAGTGTTTTAAGGTCTTTTGGAAGCAAGACATACCAGACATTTCTTGATAAGTTCAAGAATGTCCCTTACAAGCTGGTAGCAACAGCAACGCCAAGTCCAAACAAATACAAAGAGCTTATACATTATGCCGGCTATCTTGAGGTAATGGATACAGGGCAGGCACTTACAAGATTCTTTCAGAGAGACAGCACTAAGGCAAACAATCTTACATTGTACCCGAATATGGAAGATGAATTCTGGCTGTGGGTTTCATCATGGGCGTTGTTCATAACGAAACCTTCAGATGTAAATCCGGAATATTCCGATGAGGGATATGTATTACCTCCGCTTGATGTAAGGTGGCATGAGATACCAATACATTATGGAGATACATCTGATAGAACAGGACAAATGCAGTTATTTACAGAAGCGGCAGCAGGCTTGAAGGAAGCTGCAGAAGTAAAAAGGAACAGCATTGACCAGCGTGTTGAAAAAATGAAAGAGATTGTAGAGAGTTCGCCTGAGGAACATTTCCTTTTGTGGCATGACTTAGAGTCTGAAAGAAAAGCAATTCTTAAGGCAATACCGGAAGTTGTAGATATATACGGCTCACAGGATTATGACCTAAGGGAAAAGCGTGTTATTGATTTTGCACAGGGAAGAATCAAGCTGTTTGCAACAAAGAAATCAATATCAGGTTCGGGCTGTAATTTTCAGCGTTACTGCCACAGGGAGATATTCTTGGGTATTGATTATGAGTTTAACGATTTTATTCAGGCAGTACATAGATGTTACAGGTTCTTACAGACAGATACAGTTGTTATAGACATTATATACATGGAGAACGAAAGACAGATAAAAGAAGCACTGCTAGAGAAATGGAAGAATCATAATCATATGGTTAAGAAAATGACGGATATTGTAAAGAAATATGGTTTAAGTCCGGCATCTAAAATAAAGCGGTTAGAGAGAAAGATGGGAGTTGAGACAGTGAAAGTACAGGGAAAGCATTATACAGCGGTAAATGATGATTGTGTTGAAGAGTGCAGAAGGATTGAGAGTAATTCTGTAGGACTTATACACACATCCATTCCATTCGGAAACCATTATGAGTATAGCGCCAATTATAACGACTTCGGACATAACGAGAATACAGAAAAGTTCTTTGAGCAGATGGACTTCCTTACACCGGAGCTTTTAAGGATTCTTGAACCTGGCAGGGTAGCAGCCATCCATGTTAAAGACAGGGTATTATTTGGAAATGCTACAGGAACTGGAATGCCTACAATAGAACCATTTCACGCACAGTGTATAGAACACTACATGAAACACGGATTTCAGTATTTTGGCATGATAACAGTTGTCACAGATGTGGTAAGGGAGAATAACCAGACATACCGCCTTGGATGGTCGGAACAGTGTAAAGACGGTTCAAAGATGGGCGTAGGCTGTCCTGAGTACATACTTCTGTTCAGAAAGCTTCCAACGGATAAGTCTAATGCATATGCGGATGATCCTGTAAAGAAAACCAAGGAAGATTATACAAGGGCACAATGGCAGATAGACGCTCACGGATACTGGAGAAGTTCAGGCGACAGGCTTATAAGCAAGGATGAGCTTAAGGAATTCAGTGTTGATGATTTACAGAGAGTTTATAGGGAATACAGCCGTTCCAATGTATACAGCTATGAAGAACATGTGAAGCTTGCGGAAGAGTTAGATAAAAATGATAAGCTCCCAGCCACATTTATGGTTGTCGCTCCCGGTTCATGGAATAACCTTGATGTATGGGATGATATAAACAGAATGAGAACACTTAATACAACACAGAGCAGACGCAGGCAGCAGATGCATGTATGCCCACTGCAGCTTGATATTGTTGAAAGAATCATTAACAGATACAGTAATGAAGGTGATATGGTTCTTGACCCGTTTGGAGGCTTAATGACAGTTCCAATGACGGCAGTAAAGATGAAAAGATACGGCTATGGAATAGAACTGAGCTGTGACTATTTCAGAGATGGTGTTGGATATCTTCAGGAAGCAGAAAATGAGATAGAAACACCTACACTGTTTGACTTTATGGGAAATTAAAATTAAATTTATTGTTTTTATAAAATTGAATGAAATTAGTAACATAAGTAAAATAAAAAGGAGATTTTAACATTATGAATACTTTAATAACGGTAAATGATGAAGCACAGACTGTGTCAGCGAGAGAACTTTACGATGCTCTTGAAATAAGCAAGAGATTTTCAGCTTGGTTTGATTCTAATTCTCAAGGATTTGTTGAAGGAGAAGATTTTACCAGTGTACTTAAAGGTACGGAGGTTCAAAACAATGGTGGAGTGCAAATAAGAGATTTGCAAGACTATAACATGACAGTTGATATGGCAAAACATATCTGCTTAATGAGTAGAACAGAAAAAGGGAAGAAGTGCCGTCAGTATCTGATTAATTTAGAAAAGGCATGGAATACACCAGAACAGGTTATGGCTAGAGCGCTGAAAGTAGCAAATAAGACAATTGATAGTCTAAAGGAAACGAATACTACACTCCTTATTGATTATCAGCGTATGAAACCCAAAGAAATATTCGCTGATGCAGTTTCGGCTAGTCATACATCAATATTAATCGGTGATTTAGCAAAGCTGATAAAACAGAATGGTGTTGATATGGGGCAGAAAAGGTTGTTTTTATGGCTACGTGAAAATGGATACTTAATAAAGAGGAATGGTTCAGATTACAATATGCCGACGCAGAAGAGCATGGATATGAACTTATTTGAGGTTAAAGAAAGTACAGTGAATAATCCAGATGGTTCAGTCCGTATAAACCGAACGACTAAAGTAACTGGAAAAGGGCAGCAGTATTTTATAAACAAGTTTTTGGCATGAAAAAAGAGAGGCGTTAACCTCTCTTAACCCAAGTAATGTCATAACCCATGATATCTGCTAATGCGAGACATTCACTATATTTGATTGTTCCACGAGTTAATTTGTTAGATATATTCTGTGTAGTTGTTGGTTCGTGAGTTTTATTATATTCAGATATGATATCTGTCAATGTCATACCGCTTTTGGCTATATATGACTTAATTTCATTACGAATATCATTACTCATATTAAACACCTCCTTTTAGAATACTATACATCATTATGTAAAATGTTTCAATAGAGTGTAAAAATATTTACTTAAGTGTTGACAATGTTTTGTTATAGTGTATAATGAAACTATAATAAAACAAAGGAGATGCTAATATGAATGATTTAGTAACATTTGGAATGTTAAAGAACTTGGTTGAAATGTCAGAAAATAATTTTAGGGAGTGTGTAGAATTCATAAACAATGCAGAAGTATCTGATGATACAAAAAGATTTTTTGAGATTCTTATTGCATTAGCAAGCCGGAAAAGACAAGAAAAAAGACAATCCCTCACAGCCTAGCCAGCACATAGGGATTGTCAAAACACAAGGAGTACCTTGTAATGACAGTATAAGGTACTCCTAAATAAAAATCAATAAAAATGAAGAAAAGACAGAGCAATTAAGG